ATAATCAGAACCATGTTTCCAATAATAGATACCTACGGTAGCAATATTTGAAATTGGATTCTTTTCTGCAACTTCAGATACAAAACCATCATCTCCTAGTTTTGCAAACGACCACTTAGGATGAGTTGCCTCAAACGTTACGATACCACCATCTACACTATCGGCAGTAAATGCATAGAGACATTCATTTGAATTCCACTCAACAAACTGGTCTGAGTTTGCCATCAACAATGGTTCATCATTATTAATAAATTCTTTTGCGAGTAACGTTGTACATGCTGCACCTTCAGTCAACCCATCAATTTGTATGATATCGCAACCCGGAGTAATCAAATTCAATAGTTGCTTGAGATTGTATTTCTCATAGTGTTCTTTTTGCACAAGGTAGATGAAATGTGCATCAACATTCAAATTCTCAACAACAACTTGAATCATTGGTTTACCATTGACTTCAATCAAAGGTTTTGGGAAAGTATAACCTGCGGCAGCAAATCTACTACCAGCACCAGCCATTGGAATAACAACATTCATTTTTTTATTTCTCCATGGTATGTTTTTCTTTGTTTCTTCTTTCGTAAACTCATCAATCATATCAAGAAATTTATTACCATTTAATTCATATGCATCTTTGACTGGATATAAATGAGCACCAGAGTTTGTTGCACCTTCACGACCGATGTGACTATCTTCAATTATGATGGTATCTTTGGGTAATGCTTTCATTGCAGTCATACATTTCCAATACATCTCAGGAAATGGTTTTGGAAAAAATACATCTTCATTACTGACAATGTAATCTACCAAATTTAAAACACCCATTGAGTGTAAAGAAATTCTAACTGTTTCACGAATACTATTTGATGCAACTGCAACTTTCCATCCACGCATTTTTAGTTGCTGCATTATATACTGTGCAGATACGTTCTTTGGTGCATCAGGAATCAAATGAAATGTTGCTTTCTGTTTGTCTTGCCATATTTGATTATAGTATTCTCTAGGCAAACCTTTGCGTTCACTGAGCAATTCTAATTTCTTGGTTGTGTTTAAACCATCAAATACAGAAAGATGTTCTTCACGGGAAATAACGTATTTTTCATCCACTTTGCGTAATGCATCGTTGAGTGCATCATAATGCAGTTCACGGGAATCAATCAATACACCATCAAGGTCAAATATAACTAATTTATTCATGAGTTTTAAATACCAATAGTTCTTCTTTAGGTGCTTCTACTGTAGAGTTGAATTTTTGAAATACAACAAATGGGTCATGACCTTTTTGATGGTCAGGAATTCTATGTAGTTCAAATAAATCTGGTTCAGTTAGATAAGAAATTAAAAATAGTCCTTGGTCATCATCTACCATATTACGGGTACGTAGGTCATTAAAACTCGACCACATCAATTCTTCCATACGTGGCCAATTCTTTTTGTGTGCTACAACTTTTGCACCTAAGATATAAACATCGTTATCACAAACAATATCTACGATTGCTTTACCATCATAGTCTTTGTAATTGAATAAATGGATTTTATCTTCATCGAAATCATATTCCCATTTTTTACTTTTAGGTACTTTAGTTTCGTCACGGCAGTATCCAAAATCAATCCAAGCTACCATATCATTAGTTACTAAGCCTTGTTGAATTGCTCTGTTCACAAAGTATGCTTTGAGGTTTGTGACAAGAACATAATCTGGATTCCAGTACTCAGGATTTTTGACTTGTGCAGGATTAATCATTTTTTGAAAATTCTCACTCTTTTGAATTTTCGTAATCATTTCATGTACATCTGACATTTTAGTTTTTGGGTCAAATATCATGTACTTTGTTTTGCCTGGTTTAGATACACGGAGTTTCTTTAGGCGTTCAATAATGTCTTCAGTAGAGATAACGATTAATTCATTATCCAATTGAGCAAGATGGGAGAATCGTTCAATGTAGGTTTCTACGGAACGTTCTAGGTAATGAGGCAATCCTTTAGCCGGAGTCCAATCGCCTCTACCAATATCGAAAAATGCTGTTACAATGCTAATGTCACTCACTTCACACCTCTTAGGTTTTTATGGTAATAATTTCACTCTTTTGGTATTTTTCTTTGTAGAACTCCAGCATTTCAGGAACTCTATCGTATTGATGAACAATAGCAAACGGCTGTTTGTTCTTACCATCTTTGACCATACCATCTTCAAAGATAGGACGTTCATGTAATAGATGTGGACCAAATTCTTCCAGTTGTTCTGGCTTATTAGTTACATGTAAATTACATGCCCATGCATCATCAAGTGTAGATATGTATGCAGTGTTTTTATAGGGTACCCAATTCATTAGCAAATTGTATGCTGCTTGGTCTGCTACCCAATCTGGTCTATTCATTGATAGCTGGAACAGCATACCACATAAATCTTTGACTGCTTCTGATTTTCCTGCAATTGTACCAACGTTCAATACATCACAATCTTCTATTGTATCATAAAAGAAGTATCCAAAATTTTTCAGTATGTTATCTTTGTTCCAGTTTTCATTTTTAATTTTGATACCTTCAGATATACCAACTAATTGTATCTCTGGATTTAATTCCATTTGTTTTTCTACAAAAGGAAATGGGTTATGTTGAAATATAACATCACGAACATCAGTAGTGATAACATTACGATAGTTGTGTCCATTTTCTTTTAGGAAGCCATAGATATGTAAAAAACGTTCCATATGAAACATCATTTTACTTTCGCCTACATCAGCAGCAAGAACACCAAAACCTGAATCTGCTAATTGTTGATTTGTTCTGTTACTTGAACCAATAGAGATGATAATCTTTTCTCCATCGAATCCAGTTTCATTGATTGAATCAATCCAAGGACGAACCGTTTCAAATGTGTAGTTCTTAAATGCACCAATAATTAAATCTTTTTTTGCCATGGTAAATCTCCATTATATTTTTTCATCATTTGTTTATTGCCATTTATAAAGAATCCTGCTTGTACTGAGTCTGCTCTACTTGCTACTCTATAGTTTACACTATATTGACCGTTTGTGTCAAATTTAGCTTGAGTTTGCATCATAAATGGGGACATGATTCTGTCTACTTCTGGTTGTTCATCTGGATGTCTTGCTCTACGATACCAGTATGGCGAAAACTGCAATGCTGATAGTTTTGGTATCATAAAACAATTCACATCAACAAACATATCGTTGATTACCGAAGTCCACTTACCTAACGATTCACAATCATCGTTACATATGTATTCGCCTTCTTGACTGACTATTTTGCGTAGTGAGTATGCCCAAGTATTTCCTTTTGATATAACATCAACTAATGATTCAATATGATTTTCTTCATACCAATTATCTTCATCTAAAAAGCATATAAAATCACCTTTGGCAATATACGTCATTGCACCATAAATTCGATGACCGTTGTATTGGTCTTTACCAGTTGGATATGGTAAATTAACGATATCAACGTTTCGATATTCTTGCAATGTTAGTTTTGCTTTAGGATAATCACCATCAACAACAACTAGATGTTGTATGTTTTTATATGTTTGTGATTTGACAGAATCAAGTGTCTGTTTAAAGGTGGGTGCACCTGTCGTAGGTGTTATTACAGTAATCAAAGGAGTCATAATATTAGGAACGGGTTAGTTTAAGGATTTTATCTATTTGTTTTTCTATGGTGGGTTTGCGATTTGGCCAGTAAATATATTCTTTATCGGCAGTTTGGTACAACTTTTGTAGAAATGGAATTATCATCTTCTCCACTTCTTTTAATTTATCTTTGTATGCTTCAACAGATTGTTCCGATTCATTGACAACCTTGTTGTACTCATCTTCACTTACGGCAGAGAATCCAAAGTCATCAGATAAATCCTGATACTCTGCAAACACTTTATCAAAATCATAATTAAGCGGCATTTATCTCATCCTTAATTTCCAGAAATTTATTATATAAAGAATATAAACGGTCAAATGACATTCTATTTACTCTCATGTATTCCATTACCCATTGCTTTTCTTTTTGACGATTTAATTTAGTCGATGGTTGTTTTGCATGAATAATTTCTTTATTTAACTGGTCTTCAATATAATTGATTAGTTGTACAGTATGGAATATTGTATTTATTTCTTTGTTTCCTAAATGCTCCGCATCATACTTCTTTACGTAGTTTCCAATCATACCTGGCATGTTTAATCTGTTCAGAAAACCAGAAGGTAATGTCTTAAACAAATCATTTGCTTCAAATACGTGCATTCTAATTCTACTTAATTTTTGTTCAGTTAATGTAGACTTTTTCATATATTTTAAGACCAAATTAATCGCATCTTGTATTCCATTAGTGCCGGAATGTATTGATTTATGAATGTCATCTAGTGTCATTATATCTTAACTCCACCCGATGGTTTTGCTGACAGTCTAAAACTTGCCATAACGTCAATAGATGGTGCTTTATCTCCGCCCGATAATCCTCGAGGTTGAATTCTTACTTCCAATTTTGCTTTAGGATTATTCATATGAGTAATACTATCCGCACCAAGCATCTTTGCTACTTTCATTTTTTCATCTCTTGTTAGATTACCAGTTTCTTCAATAAACCAAATTGTGTCATCTAGCATCATAAACAATATACTGTGGTCGGCTTGTCTATTGAGATTCTTTATAAACTTTTTATGATAGTGGTCAAGAATTTTTTGACCCATTGTGCTATTATCAATATTTGCTACTTGATAATTTTCAGTATTGTTTGCAAAATTTTGAAGTTTTGTTTTTCTGAGTTTAATATCTTTTTCTACAGATAGCATACCTGAAGAAATTTTTGGTATTCTATAAACAGGTTTTTTAGGATTATCAAAATAATCTTTAAAGTCTTTCAATAATCGTTTGCCATTTTTGATAGCATCTGGAGTATTGTTCATTATTTCCAATAACTGTTGTTTGTCTTCGTCTGTTGCAGAATCAGGTGCATCAAAAGTTCTACCATCAAATGTCCAGTTTCTCATTGAACCCATTTGTGCTTTATAGTCTGCTTTATATTCAAAAAACAAATCGACTCTTTTTTTATTGACATAAACAGTAAAGCCAAAGTCTGGGAATCCTGTAGCAAAGCCAGCAGGAGAAGCAAATGCTTCTGGATTTCCTAATTGCTTTTGGACAGATTTAAATGCTTTTATTTCGTCCTGTTGTGCTTTTACATTAATTCCCATGACAGTTCTTTAAGTTGATATTTTAGTATTTATTAGACTTTTAAATCTCCAAACGATTTCTTTTTACCTGAAGATGGTGGAAAATTAGGTTTTGTTCCTGCATCGACAATATTACCTTGTGCTCCTTGTTCTACATCATACAATTTCATCTTTGCTCTGTCAACACCAATCACGAATCGTTTATAGGCTGTTGGGTCAGAATAACGATTCTTCAATTGTTTGACCATCATTTGACCAAGTGCTTCGAGTTCTTCAGATGAGATAAGAGCGAACATGAGGTCTGCTGTTGCTGGGAGTCCAAAGGATTCACTTGTATCTTCGAGGCCTGGGTCACTACTCGTATATCCACTCCGTGTAGTTTGGGTAGCAGATACAATAGGAACATTAAACTCGACAGCAAGACCTCTAAGTTCTTCAGCGATTGCTTTAACATATGTGTAGGAATTAACGTTCGCACCAGTTTTAATGCGAGCAGAACAGCAGATGTTAAGATAATCAATGAAAACGATATCAGGTACAAAATTACGCTTGAGATGAAGTTCATTTAGTAGAGTCCTAAAATGTATTGCGGATGCAGCCGCAGTTGGATATTCCTTTATAATAAGTTTACCCGTAGTCATTTGTTTGACTTTACCAACTTTCTTGTCATACAAATCTTTGGGTAATTGAACCAACTCATCGATAGTGACATTTAATAGATTGGCATCAATACGTTCTGCAATACGTTCTTCTGCCATCTCCATAGTAATATATAGTACGTTTTTTCCTTGAACCATTGAACTTGCAGCAACATGGCACATAAACAAAGATTTACCAACACCCGTACCTGCAAGTGCTATGTTCAATGTTTTTGGTGGGAGTCCACCTTTTGTAATTTTATTGAAGTAGTCTAAATCAAATGGTAGTTTGACTTCTGTTCTATGATAATACTCATACCGTTCATCAGAATTTTCTAAGTAATCATGACCAACAGAATTATCAAAACTTACTGCAAGGGCATCCGATAATATCTTGGGTATCGAACCTTTGTCGTTGGTTTTGTCTTTACCATCGAGTATAGAAATAGACCCCAAAACCGCATTGTAAATGGCTCTCTCTTGGCAAAACTTTTCGGTCTTGTCAGTAAGCCATTGTATCTGGGATTTTTCTTGCTTAGTGTCAATAATTTCTTGTAGATAGCTTTCGCACTTCTGCACTTCATCATTCGAAAGATTACGCCTTTCTTTGATGGCCAATCCAATCGCTTCAATCGTTGGCGTAGTATTGTAATTTTGAGTGAACGCTTCAATTTCATTATAAATTAGTTTTTCTATTCTATCGGAAAAATAATCTGCCTTCAGAAAAGGCAAAACTTTACGTAAGTAATCTTCCTCAAATACCAGGTTCTTTAATATCGTCTGTTCCAGTTTCATCAATTATTTCCTGTTCAAGATTTCCGGACATGAGTTCAACAAGCAAATCTCCAATGTAATTTTTGAAGTCTTCATCTTTTTCTAATTTCTTTGGAGCCATAGCATCAGATTCTAATACATCATATGCAAAAAGTAAATACATTTGATTATCTTTTTCTTCAAATTTTACTTTTCCATATTTGTATGTTGTATTTTTATATGGTCCTTCCAGAAATTTGATATTAACTTCTGTCTGGTTTTCTTTAGGATAAATGAAGCAATAGTCTACTCCTTCAATCATTATTATTCTCCGTATGTAATTTGTTCATATTAAGTTCCATTCATTGTCTCTACTTCAAATGATGTTTCGATATCATTATCGCTAATAATTTCACCATGAGCAATAGAATACTTATTTTCGATAAATTCTTGGAAGGATTTTTGTTTTAGAATAGGAAGCCAGAAGTCTTTGGTATCAGTATCTTTGATTCTGAATTTCTTATCTTCAATTTCACCAGTGTCAATATCTACCCGTGAATACCAACCATTGGATGGTTTGACCACATGTTTGGACTCCATAGCAATATCAAGGAGACCAGACCACTTACTAATGCCACCATCAAAAGATACATTGATAGGAATTTTAGATTTCTCTTTAACATAACGACTCTTTTCTACGTTGATTATGAAATTGTATCCAATGACTTCAGTTCCTTCTTTTTCTTGTTGACGGCCAATAATAAAGATATTATCTGCTGAATAATAAGAACCTGTACCACCACCAACGATATCTTTAGGATACAAACCAATTTCTTTGTACGTATGGTTAACAACAATCATCGGTATATCTTTCATTGTGAGATGAGGTGTTACCATGCGAAATAACGATTTGACTTGTTTTGCACGACTCATGTCAGCAACAGATTTACCTTCTAGTGCATCTTCAACTTCTTTCTTCGATGCTAGATTACCAATAGAATCAACAATAATGATTAGCTTATCATCTCTTTCGATACCAGACAACTGCTGCATAATATCAAATTTCAGTTGCTCAATGTCAGTAAGAGGTGTATGTAGAACTCGGTTAGTATCGATACCAAATGAATCAAAATATGATTGAGGAGTACCAAACTCAGAATCATAAAACAATAAAGCAGCATTTTCGTATTTGTCTAGATATGATTTTGCCATCAATAGACTAAAAGCAGTTTTAAAGTGCTTCGATGGACCTGCCCACATGGTAAGACCTGGTGTTAGACCACCATCTAGTTTACCACTTAATGCAATGTTAATTGCCGGTACAGAAGTTGCAATCATATCCTTCTGCGTGAAGAATTTTGATTTAGATAGAATAGCAGATTCTTTGATACTGCTGTTCTTTTTAATCTTGTCTAGTATGCTCATATATCATCCTTTAAAATTTACCACCATCAAGTTGTTTCTTTTCTTTGAAAGATAATTCTTCTTCATAATCGTATTTTGGTTCTAAATTATTCTTTCTATTTGGAAACCCACGTTTCTCCGCAGGTTCTTCTTGTTCTTCCATTTTTACTAAATTCTCTTTATCAACTTCAACTTTGCCAGTCTTGGCATTACTCTTACTCTTTTCTTTAGTCTCCTTAACTTCATTTGCATCTTCTTCAGATTTATCCTTAAAGTCTTTGTTTTTAGAGATGTATACAGGTATCTCAATCTCTCTCGTTTTGATTTTTTCGTTAACCTTTGCATCTCTTTCTTTCATAGAAATATTTGCAGATATTAATAGTAACACAGCCAATGGGTCAAACACAATCATAATAAGCATAATCACCAAACGAACTGCTCTGTCAATAATATCTCTGTCTCCTGAGCCGTAAATCAATTCGGCAACATATTTAATCGGGCCGAAATCCGATTCAGCCTTGCGGAGGTCATTCGCAAACGGCGAACGTTCTTCTGTGAGTTTACCAATTTCTTTTTGTTGCCTCGCAATCTCATCAGTAAGTTGTATGCGTTCTTTCTGTTGGGCTTTGCGGATTTGAACCGACCGTTCTGCTCCTTTCGCATCTTCTGTTCGTACCATGACTTGGTCCACAGCCGCATCAAGCTGTTTAAGTGCCAACTTGTTTGCATCTACATTCTCCTTTAATGTTTTAATCTTATCATCATACATTGCCACTTTATCTGCAACAGGACCAATATCAGTAGAATGTTCCAAATGTGCTTTAGACAAATAACCAAAAATACCCATTGATGTAATGAGCATTAGTATAGCAACTGCTGAAGTTAGATACCATTTTAATATTCTTGGTGCTGTTTTCCAATTATTGTATAACCAAGATGTTGTTATTAACTTTGCAGATTCTAAAACTGAACCCATCAAAACAACAGGCCAAAAAGCACCAGGGAATATGGATGCTAATCCAATTACGGAATAATATGCAGCAACACCGGATAGAAGTATTGCATTTAAAAAAGTTAAGTATATTATCATGAGAAAAAACTATCTAAATTGAATTGACGTTCGATTGTCCAACCCATGCAATTGAGGATTGGCTTTAGTGGCTCAACAAAAGATTTTTCAAATTGCTTTTCATAATCAACATAATCATTAATTTCAAACTCTTTAGGAAGCCTTACCGGAAATCCAATTACTGTTTCTGAATGAAATGGATTCGGTTGTTTAAGATAAGCGAATTTAATTTTCTCGCCTTCTTTAATGGCAGGATACTTTTTATCCAAGCCTTTTTCTTTTAAGTAATAATTATATAGTATGGCTCCTTTAACATGTATTGGTGTACCTTTCTTATATAACTGTACTTTGTCACTATACTGCTCGATACCATTTATACCACGTGGAAAAGAAATATCTTCTGGTGGTAAGTTTGCAAACTCATTACGAAAATCTGTAATATAATCTTGCAGTTCTTCTTCGGTACCATTCATCATAATTTTAATGACAGAACTCATCTTGTCACGGATATAAGATGGTGTAGAAGACTTCACCATTTCAAGACCCATGACTTTCATATGAGGCTCATTATAACGGACACCTTCGTTGTCGTAGACATTCATGATGTATCGTTTCTTTGCTGTCCACAATCCTTTGTTTGCTAATGCTTCTCGCTTCATTTGCATTTTTTGTGCATAAGCATGGACGTATGTAGCTAGTTCTTCATAACTCTCATCAATAAACGGTTGAATCTTATTCTCACAAACCTTGTCCATGAATGCAATAACTTTTTCAGGTTTCTCATCCGATTGAAACATCTTGTTCACTAATGGACCAAGATTGAGATAAATTGAGTCAGTATCAGATGCAATAACATAGTCTTTTTCAGTTTTAAGTAATTTGTTTAGATAACCATTTAGTTTATTTTCAATCCAACGGATAGACAATTGACCACCACTAGTAATTGCCATTGCTTGTCGAATATCAAAGAATCTAAAGTACTCATTACCTAATGCACCGTAAGCTGAGTTCAAACAAACTTTCTTAGCAAGTTGCAAGTTGTTATATCGTGCAATTCTTTTTTCGATTTCATATCGCTTTGTTGAGTCGGTTTCAACTTCTAAATCTTTCTTGGCTTGAATGGCTTTCTTCTTGTATACCTTACGGTCTTCATACATTTTCTCCATCATTGCAGGTAAGAAGCCTTGCCTATCTGTCCAAAAGAATTGCCCGTTTGGTGTTAGTGTTACTCCGTTTAGGTTTGATGTATCAACCTCTTTGTTTAGTAACTTATCTACATTGACACCGTTACTAATAATTTCAAACATTTCTTGATTGTAGTTTTCTGGCTGAACCAGCATTTCTGGACTAATGTTGTATTGCATAATCAAATGCGGGTACAGACTATTCAAGTCGAATGATGCAACCCAATCATGTTTTCCAACAATTGGGTCTTTGACATATGCGCCTTCGTATGCTTCATCTTTTCTATTTTTAGTAGATGGTGGAATAACGATACCCATTTCACGTAAGTGATTATAGATAAGAACATCCCACATACGAACTTGTGCAAACACATCATCAAAATTAGTTTTACTATCATAGGCAAGAGTTAGTGCCAACTCAAACAATTTTAGTTTGTCATCCAACTTCTCAATCAACTCAACGTCTTTGATGTTATACTCGATAAACTTTTGAAAGTTTAAACGATATAAGTCATGTAAACTATCATACTCATCGTAGGATAATTTACTCTCACCAACTTCGACTGATACGATATTGTTTAATTTGTAGGACTCTTGTGATGCACCACCAGGAGCATATTTACGATACAGTTCGATGTAGTCTAACATTGCAACACCTTTCATGTCATAGACAGAATGGTCTCTGCCCATCAACACTGCTGTACGTTGCCCAATGTAATTCCATGGTGATAGTTTCCTTGTTTCATTCTCACCAAGTATTTTATGCATACGATTAATCAAATATGGAAAGTCAAAGAACTTAATATTCCAACCACTGATGATATCAGGATAGTTTTCTGACCATAGCTTCATGAACTTTTTGCATAAATCATGTTCATCTTTGCATTTGATATATTCTTCATTACCTTGTACTTTGTAATCACCACAACCAAATACAAAAGTCTTTTTGTTTAGATACTTTATGCAA